CTTGTAGCAATTCCAAACGCAGGTAAAAGGACCAGGAAGATGATTAACACATCAACAGGAAGTCGAGTTATTTGTGTTGGAGGTAAAAGAGCAAAAGATGAAGGAATGATTGCCGGAGCAGCCGATGCAATATTGTTGGTGCAGAGAGTAGATTGTGGATGTCTCTGCATTGAATTTAAAACTGATGTGGGCCGGCAATCGCCGGAGCAGAAGAAGTGGCAGGCAGCCGCTGAACAGGCAGGAAATAGATACTGCATAGTCAGAGGGATTGAGGAGTTTATGAAAGCAATTAATGATTATTTAAATCAGAAATGAGACCAAAAGCATTAACAAGGCCATGGAGCAGACCGCGCGAAATACGAACAAAAATGGAGGATAGACCTGTTTCAGATCCTAAATATCATACAAGAAGATGGACGAAGGAATCTGCTGCGTTTAAAGCTTCGCATCCATTGTGCGAAGAATGTAGCAGGCATGGTCGGATAACCCCGGCCGAAGTTACGGACCACGTTATCCCTGTTGGCTATCATGACTTCTGGGATCAGGCAAATTGGCAGGCTCTCTGCCGTAAGTGCAACATTATCAAGGGAAATCGGGATAAAATCACCTATTCAAGGGGGAGGGGGGTGTAAATCTCTACCGCTAAAACGGTTGAGACCACACAAAAAAAAAAAAATGAAAAATGGCAAAATTCAGAAGTTTTAATTAGGAATTGAAAACCAATAACTTATATGGGTAGTAGCAGGAAGGGAATAGCAGGCAGAAAACCGCTGCCTGATGAGGTAAAAGATCTGAGGGGAACACTTGAAGAAAGAAGGTCAAGGGGCACAACTCCGGGAGTTCCTTTGACAAAAATCACAGAAGTCACTTCAACTCGCGGAATTCGTGTTTTACCAACTAAGCGAGCAAAGGAAATCTTTAAACAAAAGTGTAATCAATTAATGGGGCTCAAGATTTTAACTCAATTAGATCTTGAAAATTTAGCCATATATGCACATAATCTTGACAAGATATTTTCATTGATTGAAGAGCTCAAAGACGAAGGTGATATCATTACGCTTTATCAGGTTATTTATAAAAAGAATGGTGACACAGTACAGGTGCCTACCAAAAGTATTGTTAATCCAAAGTGGAAGCTTTACTTCTCTTTGGTAGAAACAAACAATAAGATCTCCGGGGACTATGGCTTTTCACCTGTTTCCAGAATGAAATTTTCTCTCCCTAAACAGGATGAACCAGCAGATCCATTTGCTGCAGTTAAACAGGCAATGCTAGGAGAATAATTGCATTATGATTAAAGCAGAGCAGTACAAAAGCAAAGTTGAAGAATATATTGACAGAGTTATATCTGGTAAGCGGATGGCTGGCCGGTATGAAATACTTGCTGTTAAGCGATATATTTCTGATCTATCTAAACTTGGCTGGGATTACTATTTTGATGAGAAGGCAGCTTTAATGGCTCTGCAATTTTTCAACCTGCTTAAACACTTTGAGGGTGAATGGGCCGGGAAGGATCTAGACCTTGAGGGCTGGCAGGCATTTATTATCTGGAATATTTTTGGATGGAAGAAAAGGTCGAATGATAAACGCAGATTTACATATGCCGATATTTTAGTAGCTAGAAAAAATGGTAAGACTACACTAGCTGCAGGTATTGGATTATATATGCTCACATTGGATGGTGAAAGAGGTGCTCAAATATTTTCTGCAGCTGTAGATAAGGCCCAAGCAGGGATATGTTGGTCTGCTGCCAGGGAAATGAGTAAAATATCACCCGCTTTAAAGAAGATTCTGAAGCATTATCACTCTTCCATTGTGGTTGAAGCAATGGTTTCTTCATTTAAATCATTGTCAAAGGAGACTAAAAACAAAGACGGCCTTAATCCTCATTGTGCTATTTGCGATGAACGTCACGCATGGAAGACAAATGAGGTTTATGATGTTATAAAATCCGGTATGGGAGCACGTTCACAACCCCTAATTTTATCAATTTCTACTGCAGGTTTTGATATGGATGCGCCATATTTCAAGGATATGAAGGTCCTGTATGAGATTTTAGAGGGCAGTAAGAGCAGGGATAATCAATTTATCATGATTTACCAGCCGGACAAGGGTGATGATTGGAAGGATCCGTTGACCTGGGAAAAAGCAAATCCAAATTATGGAGTGTCTGTGTCTGAAGATTATTTCAAGGGTGAGCTCGAAGATGCAATCAATAAAGGCAGTACAACTGAGGTTAACTTCAAAACTAAAAACTTAAACCTGTGGGTAGATGCACCAGATGTTTGGATATCAGACGAAATAGTCGCTGAAAATAATTTTGATTTGGATTATGACTCCCTTATTGGTGAAGAATGTTATGCCGGTCTTGACCTTGCTTCCCATATTGACATAAATGCCCTTGCATTATTCTTCCCAAAATACCCAACTAAACCTTTCAAATTTTTATTTTTTGTTCCGGAGAGTAAAGTAAAAGAAAATGAAGACCGGGCAGATTACAAAGTCTGGAAGGAACAAGGATGGCTTATAGTTACTCCTGGAGATATGATTGATATTGATTTGATGGTATCTATAATGCTAAATGAACTTAGAAAATACAATGTCAAGAACTTAAGTTTTGATCCATTCAAATCTTATCACGGAGTTATTCAGGGTTTCCAAAATGGCGGGTTGTCTGAAATACTTGATGAATATTCCCAGCGCATTGTAAATATGTCGGAGCCGGCTAAAGAGATCCAGAGAATGATACTAGCAAGGGAAACAAATTTAATTCACAACCCGGTTATCAGGTGGATGTTTCGGAATGTAGTGATGTACCAGGATGCAAATGAAAATATTCGGCCAGATAAGCGCAAATCTTCCGGAAAAATTGACGGAGTTGTTTCAATGATAAACGCAGTTGGTGGATATTTATCTAAAACGGCAGAGCAAAATTCAAAGAAGGTATATACACAACATACTCTGAGAGTTATACCCGATTGAGTTGCGTAAGTCGTTGCGTAAGTCGTTGCGTAAGTCGTTCACTTATTCAAATCTTGAGCTAATTATCACCCGAACTTTGTAATGAAAATTCAAAGAAATGGGTTTAAAATCTTGGTTGGGTGGAATTATCAGAGAAGGAGTTCGCGAAATTACCGTGGAACCCAAGTCTGAATATATGGGCCGTACTTCATTTAACTCAGATATTGATTTCGGAATCAAGGTTACAAATAAGACAGCTTTGAAGTTTACTGCAGCTTATGCTGCAATCAGAGTGCGTTCTGAAAATATGGCATCCTTGCCAAAGACTGTTAAGTTAAAAACAAAAAAAGGTTATGTTGATGCTGATCACCCTGTTTCCAGGCTTCTTTCAATTGCGCCAAATTCCTACACCAATATTTTTGATTTTTGGAATTGTATGTTCTCTGCTCTGGATGGTTGGGGAAATGCATTTGCAATAATTTTCAGAGATGGTGCCGGTATTCCAATTTCTCTTGAGCAGGTTCATCCATCATGTGTTGATGTGTTAGTGACTAAAAATGGCTCAAAATATTTTAAAGTAAATGGTTCTGGCCATTTGGATGGCATTTATTCAAACGAACAAATGCTGCACCTTATGGTCCTTTCATTCGATGGTATTAAGGGTGTTAATCCAATTGAATACAATTATCTATCATTCTCGAAAGCTATAGCTGCTCAAAAGTTTGGAGCAGAATTTTACAAAAAGGGTGGAAATATTAAGGGTGTTTTAGAGACAGATCAAAATCTAGGAGATGAAGCGTATAAAAGTTTTACGGAGCACTTTAAAGAGTCGGGGAATTTTGGCACTCCCCTACTTGAGTATGGTATAAAATACAAACAAATTGGTGTTAATCCAGTCTCTGCAGCCTTGCTTTCTACTGAACAATTCTCTATCCAGGATATTGCAAGGATCTATAACGTTCCTCCTCATATGATAGGTGATTTAAGCCATGCCACATTCTCAAACATTGAACAACAAACGATTCAGTTTGCTCAATTCGCTCTTAGGCCAACTGTTAAACGCGTAGAAGTTGAGCTGGAAAATAAACTATTCTTTGAGAAAGAAAGGGGTATTTACGCTATTAAGTTCAATTTGAACGGTCTTATGAGAGGTGATATGACTGCACGAGGAGAATGGTATGCAAAAATGATTCAAAATGGTGTTTACAGCAGAAATGAAGTAAGAATAATGGAGGGTGAATCGACAATTGAAGGACTCGATGATATGCTCTATCCAGCAAATATGCAAGTTGTAGGTAAAGAAAAGGAGAGTTAAAAAATGAATAGAAAATTTGCACAAGCATCCATCCGGAAAGTTTCCGAAGATGTTGAAAAAACAAGATACATTGAGTTTATCGCATCAGATAACTCAAGAGATTCTTACAAAACAGTTCTACCTGTAGATAAGTGGGATCTTGACAGGTTCAACAAAAACGGTGTAATAGGATATCAACATGCGCTTTACTATTCCACCAATCCAGACATGGTTATTGGCTCCGGTAAGGCTTTCGTTGAAGATGAGAAGCTTATTATTGGAATAACCTTTGAGCCGGCCGAACTGAATCCAATCGCTGAAAAGCTTTTCAGGAAAGTATTGCACGGCACCATTAAGGCAGTGTCTGTTGGTTTTGATCCAAAAGGCGAAGGAGCCTGGGGAGTTGGAGACGAAGCTGCTGGAAAACAAAATCAAACATACTATTTCGGAGGTCAGGAATTACTTGAAGTATCGGTCGTTCATATACCTGCAAATAAAAACGCAG